TATAACGCAACACTTGGACTAGCAAACCCATTTGCTCGTAACATGATTGTTAATACATCACAATGGTCAAACATTATGACACTTAACGATTCAGGTCGCCCAATTTACACAGCATCACAGCCACAGAACGCTGGTGGAGCAGTTACACCTACAGCTCTACAAGGTAATGTCGCAGGGTTGAATCTCTTTGTAACACCAAATACAGCATCAGGCACAGACACAGACGGATCAATCCTTATTGTGAACCCAGATGCTTACACATGGTACGAGTCACCAACTTTCCGCCTACGCGCAGAAACAACAGCCACAGGTCAGGTAACAATTGGTTACTACGGCTTTGGTGCTATCGCAACTAAGGTTGGCGCTGGCGCATTCAAGAACAACAAGGCATAAGTAACACCCTAAGTCGCTGGGAGTGGGGCGCAGCCCTTGCTCCACTCCCAGTCTTTAGAAAGGATATGGAATGTCACTTTGCACAGTTGCAGAACTTCGCTCAGCACTAGGTGTTGGCTCGCTATACGCTGATGCCACCCTTCAACAAACTTGCGATGCAGCTGATGCCGTCATTCTTCCTATGCTATGGAGTCCTACTTACTTCACAGTAGCTCATGGCAACATTGTTGGCACAGGGACTCTTTATTTTAATGAGCCTGTCAAAGAAATCTTTTATGTTGGTCAAACTGTAACTATTGCCAATTCAGGGTCTTCCTATAACGGCAGCAAAGTGCTTACAGCCGTTGGCGATTACTCTATTAGCATGGCTACAAATCACAGCACAGTACAACCTAAACACGCTATTGCACCTTTTGGAACAGTTGCTTCAAGAACCTACACAGACTGGACAGCCGATTCGGCAGTTCAAGAAGCTGCACTTATGATTTCAGTTGAAATCTGGCAGGCTCGCACAACAACTCTTAATGGTGCTAACACAATTGATTTTCAGCCCTCACCATACAGAATGTCGGCGCAATTATTGGCCAAAGTCAGAGGCCTCATTGCTCACGCCCTTGATCCGCGTTCGATGGTCGGATAATGCCAGTTGCGCTCACTACTCTTAGAACCACGATTGCAACTGCTTTAGTTGATAACGCGGTGTGGCAAGTCTTTGCTTTCCCACCTGCAACAGTCTTGGCCAACTCGGTAATCGTTGCGCCTTCTGATCCATACCTAGAACCAAATAACAACCAGCACAACACGATTGCACCTACAGCGAACTTTAAGATAATCATTACTGTGCCGCTATTTGACAATGAGGGCAATCTCAATGGAATTGAAACAGCCCTAGTAGGCGTGTTCAATAAACTCGCAGCATCCGCATTGACCTATAATGTGGGAGCAATAAGCCAGCCAAGCGTTCTAAACGCGGCATCTGGCGATTTGCTTACCTGTGAGATGTCACTATCCGTTCTAACTACTTGGAGCTAAACCATGACCGATATGGAACAATGGGAAAAAGAAAATCAAGCATTCCTGGCTAAAATCGGTCAGGTAAAGCAATCAGCACCAAAGCCACCATCTACTAAGAAAGACGAGGAATAATCCTAATGGCTGTATTTCTAAACAATAATGTAGGCGTTAAGATTAACACAGTTGATCTTAGTGACCATGTAACAGCAGTAACAATCAATCGCACATTCGATGAACTCGAAATAACAGCGATGGGTGATAACTCACACAAGTTCACAAAAGGCTTGGAAGCATCAACTGTCACAATCGATTTCCTTAATGACACAGCCTCAGCAAATGTTCTCGCAACACTTCAAGCTGCATGGGGAACAACTGTTACTTGCGTATTCTTACAGACAAAGGGAACAGCAGTATCTGCTACAAACCCACTTTACACAGTTTCATTGCTAGTCAATAACACAACAGACATCAATGGTGCTGTTGGCGATATTGGCACACAATCAATCACATTTACTGCTAACTCAACAGTTGCAGTAGCCACATCAGGTACTTTCTAAACAACTAAACAAAGGGGCAAAGCATGGCAAAGTTAAAAGTAACAAGGGCAGATGGACAAGTTGGGGAATACCCAATTACTCCATTAGTGCAGTATGGTTTTGAGATTTACGCTAAGAAGGGTTTTCATAAAGCGTTTATCGAAGATCAGAAGCAAAGCGACATCTTCTGGCTAGCCTGGGAATGTATCCGCCGTTCGGGTGAAACTGTTAAGCCATTTGGAGAGCAATTCATTGAAACCTTGACTTTGGTCGAGGTGCTAGATGATGACCCTTTGGCTTAGGGCGCGACTCGATCACCTATCTGATTGCTAAATTAAGTGTCAGACTCGGGATCGCGCCACAACAATTATTAGAGCTAGATGATGTAATGCTGAAGAATCTAATTAAGGTTTTACAGGATGATGCAAAGGAGATTAGAGATGCCAGTCGTAGAACTAAGAGGTAACTCTGATTTACGAAAGGCATTGCGCCAATTCGCTCCAGATTTAGATAAAGAATTAAAAGCAGAACTTCGCAAAGCCCTTTCTCCAGTTGTGAGAAGAGCTAGGGGTTATGTCGAATCTAATCCAATGACCAATTGGAGCGATAGCAAATCTACAGGTGCTGAGTTTCCTAAATATGATTCAGCAGCAATAAGACGCGGCATTGGATTTTCAACAGGTGTAACAAAAAGAAACAAAAATGGCTTTACTGGCATGGCTAAAATTTACAATAAAACAGCTGCTGGTGCTATCTATGAGCAGGCAGGCGTTAAGAATCTACAAGGTCAGCCCTGGGTTGGCCCTGGGGGTGCTAAAGGACATCGCTTCTCACACTCTTCTAATCCGCGAGCAGGCGAGCAGTTCATCAATAACTTGCCACCCATTGTGTCAAGCCTTAAAGGTCGAGGCCGTTTAATCTATCGCGCTTGGGCTGAATCTAGAGGATTAGCAGAAGGGGCAGCAATGCGAGCCATTGATAAAGCCACCACAACTTTTATGGCAAGAAGCAAAAAAACAGCATTTAGGAGAGCAGCCTAATGGGAATAGCAGAGATTGTTTTAGGCTCAAAGTTCGATGCTAAAGGATTTAAGCAAGCTGAAAACGCAGTAACTAAATTAAATAAAGGTGTTAAAAATCTAGCAAAGACTTTTGGTATTGCCTTTGGAGCAGCAGCATTAGTTAGTTATAGCAAAAGAGCAGTCAAGGCTTTTGCAGAAGATGAAAAAGCCGCACGATCTCTTTCAATAGCTTTAGCCAATACTGGCAATGCTTTCGCTTCCATTGGTGTAGAAAAGTTCATCGGAGATTTGCAACGCGCTACAGGCGTACTTGATGACAATCTAAGACCTGCATTTCAGACCTTGCTTACAGCTACACGCGATGTCAAAAAGTCACAAGACGCTCTAGGTCTTGCATTAGACATAAGTGCTGGCACAGGAAAAGATTTGGGCGCAGTTTCTGCTGCCCTTGCCAAAGGATTTACAGGGCAGACAACATCATTAAGCAGACTGGGTGCAGGCTTATCTAAAGCCACTCTCGCATCTGGCGACATGGATAAAATCATGGCCGAACTTAATGACAAGTTCTCAGGTCAAGCAGCTTCATCAGTTCAGGGTTATTCTGGTCAGATTGCTTTGCTCAATGTGGCATTAGCCAACTCAGCCGAGATCATAGGCAAAGACCTTCTAGATTCAATCAACCTAGTTTCAGGTGCTAATGGAATTGGCAAGACTACATCTGCCATAGAAAACATGGCGACAAGTATTGGTAATGCTGTCTTTGCAGTTGCATCTTTAATTAACAGACTAAAGGGTGTTTACCAAGATACATTTATTGGCGATGTCTTTGGCTTAATTGGGAAACTGCCTAACTTATCTAAGATTGGTGCATCCGAAAAAGCAAGACTTGCAGGAACTCCAGCGCAATCGCCTGGACAACGCAAAGCCATTGACAAAGCTAACGCCGATGCAATGAGGCTTCAGAAAACTAAAAACAATCTTTCTAAGATTGATAATGACAATACTGCTCGGAAACTTACCCTTACAGGCGACCAGTTAGCCCTTCAAGAACTAGAGAAGAAGTTTGATGTCGAGCGCATTGGGTTATTCTCAGCCATGAATCAGGCAACAGATGGCGAAACAAAAATGCGCTTGCTATCGCTTATTGCTATTCACGATCAAAACGCCGCCCTTGCAGGACAGATTAAAAAAGCCAATGAAACAACAGATGCAATGGAAGCATTCCGTCAAGCCATTCTTGCTTCTATCAGAGCATTGCTAGACAAGATTGCAGCAGAGCAAGCCAAACTTATGGCAGTTCTAGGAATCTCATCTGCAACTTCAGTTGCTTCAGCAGCTACTTTCAACGCTAACGATTCCACAGCAGTATCTGGCGGCATTCCTGGCACAGCCGTATCTATGGGATTTGGCGCAGGCACATTTAGACAAGCCGAAGCTGCTACAACTAATATCCAAGTCAATGTTGCAGGCTCAGTGACCACAGAGCGCGATCTAGTGTCAGCTATTACTCAGGGTATCTATAATAACCAGGCTTCTGGAATCCCAATCTCCTATACGACAGCGTTTAGATAATGGCATTACCAGCAACAATATCTGTCAAGATAAACCTTTCTGGTGGAGCATCCTTTGGAAATCCTTTTATCTTAGGTACATCACAATTAGGCTTTGCTGAACTAGCTTCTAGCGTTCCTGTAATTGTCGATGTTTCTACCAGCACTCTTAACATCTCTACTCGAAGAGGTCGCAACCTTCTCCAAGACAATTATGAGTCAGGCTCAGCAACTATCAGAGTTGTTGATCCAGATGGTGACTTCATCCCACAGAACACTTCTAGCCCTTACTACGGGCTATTACAGCCACTTAGGAAGATACAGGCATCTGCTATCTATGGCGGCGTTACCTATGGCTTATTTGGCGGCTACATCACCGAATATCGCTACACATATCCCACAGGTCAAGAAACAGGCTATGTGACTTTCATTTGCTATGACGCATTCCGATTGATGTATAACTCCAATGTCACCACAGTTACAGGTGGCACAGCAGGGCAGACAACTGCACAGCGCGTTCAATCTATCTTGACCATGATTGCCTGGCCACCAGCATTTACGAGCATTGGCACAGGTGCTACAACTTGCGTGGTTGATCCTGGCACAACTCGCACAGTCTTAGAAGCAATCCAGACTGCTGAGTTCACAGAACAGGGCGCGTTCTACATTGATGAGAATGGCGTAGCAACCTTCAAGGGTCGCCAATATGTATATGATGCACAGGCTGCATCTCCAACAGTATTTAATCAAACTGGTGGGATTAGTTACGCAGGAATTACCTTTGCACTCGATGACAAGACAATCGTGAACAAAGCAACTGTGACCCGAATTGGTGGCACAGCACAGACTTACTCAGATGCGACATCCATAGCTCAATATTTTACACGATCTATTACAGCTACAGACATGCTGATGCAGACAGACCCAGTAGCCCTAAGCCTTGCAACTGCCTATGTCGATTCTCGCAAGGAAACATCCATCCGAATTGAAACAATTACCCTAGATTTAATGACTCCATCATATTCAGCAGGCATTACAGCAGCTTTAAGCCTTGACTTCTTCAACACAGTAGATATTACCAATGAGCAACCTGGTGGATCAACTATCCAGAAGAAACTCCAAGTGCAGGGAATTGCTCACAACATCACCCCTAATACTTGGAGTACCACACTAGCGACCCAGGAGCCTTTACTCGATGTTATGTACTAGAATTGACCCTATGAAAGAGGTGTGCTAATGGCAACAGGCTGGCCAATGAAAACGACTTATGCGGATGGAGATGTCTATTCCGCATCGGATGTTAATGATATTACTGGCACAATCAACCTGCTTGGTTCAAGCGTTGCTTATACTGCCGGTAAAAACAAAATAATCAACGGTGATTTTAGATTTAATCAAAGGTCCTTTACTAGCACTACAACCTCAGGTACTTATGGCTTTGATCGTTTTTGGCTACAACGAGGTGCAGGCGGCACAGTTACTTATTCTGCACAAACTTTTACGGCTGGTACTGCCCCAGTAGCAGGTTATGAGGCAATTAACTTTGCTCGAATAGTTACTGCATCACAAAGTGCCGTAGGCGATTACGCGATTTTGCGACAATCAATAGAGGATGTAAGAACCTTTGCTAACCAAACGGTAACTGTATCTGCTTGGTTAAAAGCAGGAACTGCTGGCAATAAAGCAAGTTTTGGTTTAGCGCAAAACTTTGGCAGCGGAGGTTCAGCCGAGGTTTATACAGCTGGTGCTAACCTTACACTTACTACTTCTTGGGTTAGATATAGCACTACTTTTACGGTACCTTCAATATCTGGCAAAACTATTGGAACAAGCAGTGCTTTAATTGCAGATATTTGGACAAGTGCAGGAAGTAGTCTTGCTCCTGCATATTCAAATGTTGGAAATCAAAACGCCACTATAGATATGTGGGGCTTACAGGTAGAACAAGGCTCAACAGCCACAGCCTTTCAAACTGCAACAGGAACTATTCAAGGTGAATTAGATGCCTGTTTAAGGTACTACTATCTTCTTCAAACAGGTCAGAGCAAATTTATTGGTACTGGAACTTACTTAACGGCTACAAATGTTTATGTTACTATTACATTACCGGTCCCAATGCGCACAACCGCAACTTTAGACATAGTTACAGGTACGGGTTACTATCTTGCAAGTTCAGCAGGTGGTGGTGCTGACGCATTAAATACTTTAACTATTGACGGACTTAGCAATACTGTTATTGCTCTTTATAACAACACTCAAGCGGCTGGAACTGCTGGGCAAGGCTGTGTTGTTTATACACAAAATTCCACACCACCATATATTGCATTTAGCGCGGAGTTATAATGAAACCAACTTATGAAATAGTCACAACACCAACAGGCAACACAGTTATCAACGCAATGTTTGAGGATGGGCGGATGCTCTCTATTCCATCTGACCCTGCTAACTCTGACTATCAGGCATATCTAAAGAGTCTTGATGAAGCCGCTACTCTGTAAAGCAGGGCAGCAACTTCGTGAGCAGATTGATGATTCGTTTCCGCACCGCGATAGAAAGTCTGATGGCTGGATAGGCGATGCTCGTCACCAAAGAGCAGGTACTAGTGACCACCTTCCCGATAAGATTGACGGCTACGTCAGGGCTATTGATGTGGATAAGGACCTCGACACATTGCCCTCCACAGGTGCTTATCTTGCCGACCAGATACGTCTATGCGCCAAAGCAGGTGACGAACGAATTGCTTACGTCATCTATGCAGGCAAAATCGCTTCCTCTAAAAAATCTTGGAGTTGGCGTCCTTACGATGGGATTAATCGCCACGATTATCACATCCACATTTCATTCACTAAAGAAGGCGATCAGAATGGTCGCTGGTTCGACATCCCGATGCTAGGAGCAACAACAAATGAAAGACCTTAAAACAGCAGCAGGCTCATGGGCTAGAGCATTCTTAGTAGCAGTACTAACACTTGCAGCAGCTGGTGTGACAGAGCCAAAGGCATTACTTGCTGCTGGACTTGCATCAGTTCTCCCACCTGTAATTCGCTGGTTAAATCCATCAGACAGTTCGCTAGGCATTAAAAAATAATGACTGCCCTTAACTGGGCAGCTCTGGCAGTTGCAGGCATCTCAATCGTTACTGGCTTTGTTGGATCAATCCGCTGGCTTGTAAAGCATTACTTAAATGAACTAAAACCTAATGGTGGTTCATCGATGAATGACAGATTGAATCGACTCGAAGGGCGTGTCGAAACAATCATTTCTTTATTGGAGAGGTGACACTTATCTCATGGCAAGAAAAGCAACTAAGAAGCTTGTGGATGAAGGCTATTCCAAGTTAGATGCGTGGGCTATCGGAGTGCATGAAATGTATCGTGCATTACGCCGCGCAGGCTTCGATGTTGATTTGGCACTTGCCATTATTGTAGAGAAACAGGCTTATCCTGAATGGATACTTCCATCGCCTATCAACCCAAATATCCCAGAGCCAGACTGGTTTGACGATGAGGATGAATGAAAAGAACTGTAGTAGTTCCAGACTTACAAGTTCCCTATCACGATTCAGTAGCTGTTAAAAATGTTGCAAGTTTTATTAAGACTTACCGCCCCGATTCTGTCGTTACACTTGGAGATGAAATCGATCTCCCACAAATATCCCGATGGACAGAGAACACGCCAGGGTGGTACGAGCAGACACTAGCTGCTGATAGAGATGAAGCAGTAGAAGTTCTCTGGTCATTAGTCGAGCATGCTAAAGAAGCTCACATGATCCGTAGCAATCACACAGACAGACTTTACAATGTAACGATGAAGAAGATTCCTGCATTCTTGGCGTTGCCAGAGCTGCGCTTCGAGAAGTTTATGAAACTCGATGAACTAGGAATTACCTATCACAAGAAGCCTTACGCCATAGCAAAGGGCATTGTGGCAGTTCATGGCGATGAGGGAAGCGTGAAGCCTACACCTGGTCTTACAGCCCTTGACGCGGCTCGTAGGCAGGGCATTAGCGTTATATGTGGACACACTCACAGGGCAGGTCAATCGGCCTTTACAGAGGCTTCTGGAGGCCGTATAGGCCGTATCCTGAGGGGATGGGAAGCAGGGCATCTGATGGATGTCAGGCAGGCTCATTACACTAAAGGCACGATGAACTGGCAGCAAGCCTTTATCATTATCGAGGAGATTGGCACAAATGTGCAGGTCAGCATAATCAACCTTGAAAAGGATGGCACATTTATTGTGGCAGGCAAGCGTTATGGACGATCTAGATAACGATATTAGGCGTGATGTAGATACGCACATGGATGATTCAGAATTGTTACCATTTCGTTATCAAAATCAACCAGCTAAATCCAACTAGCTGTGTCACACTCTTCTGGTAAGCAAGGGCTGCTTACAAGAAAGGGCAATAATGATTTGGATACAGGCACTAGGAATCATTGGGGTCATGTTCGCTACTAGTTTCATCTGGTACTGGACTGGCCACAAAGATGGAGTTCGAGAAGGTTATACACGCGGTCGCTCAATCTCCAGACAAGAATTCTGGAAAGAATAAATGAAAGCGACAGAGGCACTCATCAATGCAATCGACATCATGCAAGATCGTGGCAAGGTCTACGGTCATCCGAAAATTAACCAAGGTAGGATTTCTGCAAGGTTATCCAATCTATTTGATTTCCCAATCACAGACGCTCAAGCTGCACTTGCAATGGTCGAAGTCAAGCTCTCACGCATCCAAGAATCGCCAAGTCACACAGATTCTTACATCGATGCAATAGCGTATCTGGCAATAGCAGTACAACTACAAACAGAAGAGGACGAACTATATGTTTGATCTATCTAATTATGAAGATGTGAATTCTCGCATCAAACGCTTTCAAGTTGCTTATCCAGTAGGGAGAATAGTTACCGATGTTATTCAATTCAATGCTGAAAAGGGTCACATCCTTGTATCAGCCCAGATTTACCGCGAGCATGAAGATACGCTTCCTTCTGCTGTCGATTACGCTTTTGGAGATGCAAGTACGTTTAATGCTTCGATGCGTAAGTTTTACGTTGAAGACACTGTCACATCAGCGATTGGAAGAGCATTATCTCTTATCCTTGAAACATCCAACAAATCAACAAAACAGGACATGGCTAGAGTCCGGACAACAACCACCAAAGAATATATCCCTGTCGTAAATGAGGACGATGCCTGGACAATTAAAACAGTTGCAATGCCAATAACATCAGAAGAAGCTGTAGCAACCGTGAAGGACATTATAGGTGCTACAACTGACAAAGATGTGCCGCGTTGTCCACATGGTGAAATGCACTGGGCTTCTGGCACTAGTAAGCAGGGCAAGCAATGGGGTCACTTTAAGTGTCCAGCAGCTGCTACTGGTGAAATGGATCGATGCCTAAAGGGCGAGGACATCCGTTGGTATGAGATAGGGCCAAATGGCACTTGGAAACCACAGAAATTAAGGCTGGTATAGACAATGGGTGACATGGTAATCTTTAATGATGGCAGAGCCACGATCTTGGGAGAACAGTTCTCACAGCCAGAAGATATTGTTATCTATTGCGATCTATGCAATGAACCTTTGGCTATTACTCCAGAGTTTTATGATCAGGTATTCTTACGCTGTCTAAAGTGTTTTGCAGTCAATGGCAAGCCAGCACCGCAAGCATAGAGGTTATGCGACCGAACGCATTGTCGCCATGTACTTGCAGCAATGGTGGCACGCCGCTAGTGTCGGTCGTGGTCAAGGCGAGGACATTCTCAATGTTCCGTTCGACATCGAGATTAAGGCTCGTAACTCACTTGACATCAAAGGCACACTACGCCAAATCAAGGCACGCACAGACAAATCAGGGAAGCTTGGCTTTGCGTGTTTTAGACTTAATGGTCAAGGGGAAGCATCAGTCGGTGAGTTCGTCTGTATGTTGTCATTAGTCGATTTGGTGCAGTTATTACGCAAGGCAGGCTATACAAAGATTCCAGGTGATATTGACTGGGAGAAGGCACTAATCAGATGTACTGATTGTGGTAATTGGAAAGTTAAACATTGGGAGTGCAAAGCCTGTGGGAAAGAAGAAGCCGTTAATGCCGATGTATGACTATCGCTGCCCTATTTGTAATACACAAATGGAGTTGGAACTATCTATGGATCATGATTTAGTTCGATGTACAAGCTGTGGCGCACAAGCTAATCGCATCTATTCTGCACCTAACGTTGTATTTAAAGGAAAGGGATTCTATTCAACAGATAAGTAATGTGATGTAAATCACTGTCCACATAATGAGATTAGTTAGGAAGTCATGCTTAATATATTTGACTCAGGCAATACACTCAGAGGGCTAGAGCACATCAGGTGCTCAGAGCGAACCGCTAAGCGGACAGTTCGCTCGGTAGCAATCGTGTTAGGGGCAGCTCTATGCTTCAACATGGTTTCAGCAGCAAGTGCGACAAACGATCCTAATAAAAGACTTACATCAAAGGCTTATGCTAAAGGACAATTAACAGTAAAGAATTACAAATGTTTAGCTACTCTTTATGGAAAAGAATCAGCATGGAATTGGAAGGCAGTAGGTAACATAGGCGGTACACATCAGGTCTATGGAATACCACAGGGTAAGAGCGAATGGTTAAAGGATGCTAACCCACTACAACAAATTGACTGGGGCCTTCGATATGTGGGCCACCGATATGGTTGGGTGAGTACAATAGAAGGCATGCAACCTGATACATGTGCAGCCTTAGATCATTGGAAGCGTAAGGGATGGCATTGAACCCAGCACATCGAGAGCTTGGCTTACAACGATGGAAAGATCAACGAGCCAGGGTATTGAAGCGAGATGATTACATCTGTCAGTATTGTGGTGGTACTGCAACTCAGGTAGATCATGTAATTCCACGCAAGTCAGGTGGTGGTCACGAG